CAGCTGGGATTGCAATCATGTCACCAACATTGAACACGTCTGTAGAGTATAGGATAAAGCTGCCGTTACCTAACGGACCAGGGCCGAATAGAGAAGTAATAATTGTATTAGGACGGTTGGTAACGTAAGTAGAGTTGTCTCGGTAGTTTGTGCCGCTATTGACCACAGTTACACAAGTTTGATTGATAAATCCTGTAGCACCTGTAGTTTTAATTGAAAGATCAAATCCGGCGTCTAGCTTAATGGTATTGCTAGGAAATTTTGTTACACCATCTGCTTTGAATATCCACCTATTATTTGCGCCGCCTACATCTGTTTCAACAATAAAGCCGCCGCCAGGCGCTGAATAATTTGCTGCACCATAAGTTGCGTCTACTACTGCTGCCCAAGATTTAGTATCGTAACTGGTCAATGCGGCATATAGATTTTGATTGCCACTTAAATTCACAGCACCGTCAACATAAGGATTGCCAAATTTTCCACCGTTTGGAAATGCTAACAGCCCATCTGCTCCAAAGGTCCATGTATTTGCATTAGTAACAACAGTAATATCGCCGTCGTTAGTAACTGACATTTGAGAAGCAGTGAATAAAAAGTTACCAGTATTAGCATTTCCGCCGCTATTGGTTACAGTGTTATTAGAATATAATTCGTCAAAATTACTGTTAATTTTGCTAAATGCAGATCTAATGCTCTCACCATCACCGGCTAGTTCTGCAGTTCCTACATTGATATTTTGTTTTGCCATAGTGATATGTTTACCTGTTTATACTAATAACATTGACGGTGCCCTGCGTCCAATTACTGATTTTTCCTCTGATCCAAACAAAATTTCCAATAAAATTATAGGATTTTGATATGCTGGTTGGGGAAAAGTATCGACCCTGCTCGATGCTAGACGCAGTGATCAGTCCAGTGGTATCAATCGTATAATTAACATCTGTAGCATTAAGTTTTACAGTGAACCAATCCATTTCTGCGGGGTCAATAGACAAAGTGGCCTGCACTTCTAAAGTTCCTATGAATTCTGTAATTTTCCAAAAAACAGTATGTAGACCGTCAGCGCCACCAAAATACCCGTCGCCTTTGACTGGTTCACTGACACGAGTCAACACAGATGAGGTATTCGTTGGATAGACAACCTGTACAGTGTTTGTGGTTGTATTGCCGTTTGTGACTTTAAATGTTAAATTTTGACTAAGTGCTGGCATGAATGTTCCTGATCTAGATCAATAGGTTTATCAAAAATTCATGGACCTATTAACTATATTTACCCATTTTACAATTCAAATTTAATACCATAATTATTCTTCTAATTTTAATAGTGTTAACGTTACAGTTATTGATTGAGTGGTAGAAGTATTGCTGTTGTAAATTTTAACAGGAATATTAGTAGTGGGGGTAGTTTCACTACTAAACCCTATAACTGCAGGGGTGAATAATGTTTTTACAGTTTGAGTAGTGATAACTTCTGCCAGTACACCAGACCCTGCTGAAGGATCAGTTAGTATTGATCTAGGCCAATCATTTCTAATTGATGCAGTACTGGAGTAAATTGTAACCCATGATGCCGTAGATGTTTCAATACTTAACAGGGAATAGCTTTTAAATCCTACGATAGTAGCCGAAGAAGCTGATAATGGGCCTATAGACGATATGGTAACTGACGCAGTAATTCTAGCAGATAAACCACTGCCACCACCTGCTACAGTTCCCCAACTTAATGCACTGCCATCAGTAGTAAGATATTTTCCGTTGTTGCCAGTTTGACTTGGCAATGTTGTGCCACCACCACTAGCAGTAACAACTCCATTGCCGTCTATACTTAAACCGCTGCCAATTTTAATACCGCCTAAAGTATTGCTTGTTGCAGTAGTGAGAGTATATGGGGTGCTTCCATTGCTGCCTGACGTTGCATATGTCAAATTGTTCCATGCGGTACTGCCATTACCAAACTTTAGTTTAAGTGTGTCAGTTTCGTATGCAATTTCTCCGAGGGAAAGTGTTGGATTATTGTTGGTCCAATTTAGCGCAGTATCTCTTCTTACTTTAATTCGTGTTGGCATTGATCAGCTCCTTTGTTATATTTTATACCAAGGGAACTTTCATCATCCAGCAAAGTATTAAGTCTGCGACTTTTGGCTACTTTACAAGCATAAATTAGAGCAGGTGAGGTGTTTGTTAGGTAAACTGCCTGTATGTTTATAGTGCGGTTTATAACTTTAAGTGCTAAATTTCGGCTGAGTGCTGGCATGAATGTTCCTGGTTCAAACTAATATTTATATTAGATCTAGGAACAAATTCATAGACTCTACTGGTACTGTTGCCTAAGAACAACATAACCAGTGATAATAGTGAGGAATCAGCCACATGAAACATGGGATTCCACCCATATCCCTTATAGCCAGTCTCAATCCATTTTAATGTGTGACTGGCAAATTTGAATTTTTCACCGTATTTGTCAGCCCACGCTTTGAAATTTTGACGAAGATTTGGATCCATACTGCTTTTGATAGTTACTTTGAATTGATATCTATCGTAGGGAAGTTTATTACAGATAATTTTTTTAGAAGAATTATCAGTTAAAAATTCTAATTCTTTTAATGAAGAAGGGGCATGAAATTCAACTAACCAATCTTTAAGGGACTCTTTTGTATCTTCATACAAATCAATGTTGTCAAAAAAGATACTGATACTATTTCGTTCAGATCTACTTTTAACTCCCTTATCTAGGATAGATTTTGTTATTTCTATAAATTTTTTAAAATCTGAAATGTCACGTATGCCATGAGATTTGGCCTTCATCTCAGTTATTTTTGATAATTTTTCATAGTTCCAATAACTGATTAAATGCCCTCCATAGCAATGTAACACCATTTTGTAGGGGAATTTTCCGTAAAATAGCTTATTAGTTTTGAAGTTCTTTAATTTCATTTTTTGACTTTTTTATTATAGGCAACGGATTAATAAAATTCAAAGATAATGAATCATTTAAGCAGTCAATTTCTACTATGCCGCCGTTGACCAATTTGCCAAACAATATCTCTTTGCTTAGAGGACGTTTGATCATATCATCAATGACACGTTGCAGAGGTCGAGCTCCCATTTTGCTGTCAAACCCTTTGTTAACCAGATACTCCAATGCTTTGGTAGTGGGTTTGATTTGAATGCTCTTGTCTTTGATTAATGTGTTAAGTTCTAAAATAAATTTCTTAACTATCAGAGTCATTGTAGTTTGATCTAATTTACCAAATCTTACCACTCCATCTAATCTATTTCTAAATTCAGGAGAGAAAAATCTATTAACAGCATCCTTGGGGTCACCGTCTCGTTCTAAACTGCCAAATCCCACTGAATTTTTTTCAGCATCGCTGGCACCCAAATTGCTGGTCATAATAATAATTGCGTTTCTACCATCAGCTTTTTTGCCATTACTGCCTGTGATAAATCCATTGTCCATCAATTGTAATAACACAGTGAGTACACTGGGGTGAGCTTTTTCCACCTCGTCTAATAGCAAAACGCAGTTGGGATTTTCTTGAAGTTGTGTGATCAACTGGCCAGCGTTTTCCTCAAATCCCACGTAGCCTGGAGGACTGCCAATGAATTTAGCCACACTATGCTGTTCTTGATATTCACTCATATCAAATCTAATCAGTTTGACTCCCATATTGGCAGCCAGTTGTTTGGCGGCCTCAGTTTTGCCAACACCTGTAGGCCCTACAAATAGGAAACTACCCACTGGCTTGTTCAAACTTTTAAGTCCAGACTGCGCAATAAACACTTTATCTAATAGACTGTCAATGGCTTTTTCTTGGCCATACACTGACTCTTTCATCTTTTTTTCCAAAGTTGATAAGTTTGAACTTTCTTTATTACTGATTTGCTCCAAAGGTATACCGGCCATTTTACTGATTTCAAATACAATTTCATCGTGGTCAACTATGCCGCCTTCCTCATTCTTAACTTTGAATCTAGCACTGGCACAGTCAATCAAATCAATGGCTTTGTCAGGCAATTTTCTATCACTGATATATTTGACACTGTATTTCACAGCGTCTTCAATGGCTTGATTGGTAATTTTTACATTATGATGTTTTTCATAGTATTTTTTAAGACCTTTGAGAATCTTAACAGTGGTGACTTCATCAGGCTCGTCAACTACTACCTTTTGGAATCGACGCATCAATGCTCGATCTTTTTCAAAGTGTTTTCTATATTCTTCCCAAGTGGTTGAAGCAATGACTTTGATTTTGCCCTTGCCTAATGCTGATTTTAACATGTTGCTCATGTCGTTGCTGTTACTGCTGGATCCTGCACCAGCACCGTTCATCATGTGTGCCTCGTCAATAAACAGGATGCATTTTCCTCGTTGTTCAAGACCTTTGAGAACTGCTTTGAGTCTTTCTTCAAAGTCTCCTCGGTACTTGCTACCAGCCAACATGGCACTGATGTCAAGACTTAGCACAGTGTGTTCTTTGATAAAATTAGGCACTGTGCCTTCTAATATTTTCCTAGCCAAGCCTTCAGCAATAGCAGTTTTTCCCACCCCAGGCTCTCCAATTAAAATTGCATTGGATTTGGTTCTTCGTGCTAATATCAATTCTATAGATTCCAACTCTTTGTCTCTGCCAATCACAGGATCAATTTTTTTAGCCTTGGCCAATTCACTTAGATTCACGCAGTATTGATTTATTATTTTATTCAAACCAGTTTTTGATGATCTCTCTTCTTCATCCTCAGCTTCTTCTTTGACAGTTTCCACATTGACAAATGTCACAAATTTATCTTTGTCAATTTCTGCTTTGTTAATGAAATAATTTGCATGACTCTTTTTTTCAGAGAACAAACTGATAAAGCAATCAATTGGCTCGATGACATGTCGACCACTGTATACAACCTGTGAAAAAGTTCTATTTAACATCCGATCTAATGCTTCTGTTTTCTTAGGTCTTTCTGATGATGGATCAACGATATCTGTTAGCTCCGTTTTAATGTAATCTTCCACGTCCTTTTTAAAAGATTTGACATTAGTGCCAAAATCTATGAGAGTGTCTGAAAACCCCTTGTTATCCAAAAGACTGCATAAAAAATGCTCTAATGTTATGTATTCGTGATGGTATTCTTCTGCCAAACTAATTGCATTTTGAAAAATGCTTTCTAAGTCTTTACTGGGTTCTAGCACTGTTATTTCCTTCTTTTTGATTTTTTAACTGCCATCGCCCATTTAAGGGCACTAACTCTATCTTGAAATACAACGCCTTCTAAATGATCTAATTCGTGTAAAAAACATTTACAGTTATAGCCATCGAATTCATCTTCTTCCCATTCTCCTTTGCTATTTTGCCATCTTGCCTTGATTTTTTTAGGACGTTTAATATTAACAAAAATTCCAGGAAAACTCAAACAACCTTCTTCCAAATCATCTATTTCTTCAGTGGTTGCAACAACCATTGGATTAAAAAATGCTTGGGCAGATTCTGGAAAATCCTTATGGCCCATTACAAATACTCTATAATCAATTCCAACCTGTGGAGCTGCCAGTCCAATGCCATCAAAGGCAAACATGGCACTAATCATATCTTTTTCTAATTTTTCAGCGTCAATAATAGTTTGCTCGCCATCAAATACCCACTCCCTGCAAATTGTACGCAGAACAGTGTCTGGAAATTTTATTATTTTCAACATGTTATAACTGTATTTGTCTTAGAATACTTTTTTGAGCATCATTAAGATTTTTAGGCACTACAATATTGATCACAATCAACAGTCTTCCTTTGAATCTATTGTCATTGACCTTGGGCATACCATAACCTGCTGCTGCTAGAGTTTGACCGTGTTGCGTTCCTGGGGGAACATTAATATCTAAAGTTTTATTATCAATTGTGGTAACCTGTATTGTTTTGCCCAACATGGCATCAATACAATTGACCTCCACAGATTTGACCAAATCATCACCCTGTCTTTGAAAAATTGAGTGCGGTTGCACTTGTACAGTAAGGTGAATGTCGCCTCTAGGTATATTTGAAATACTATCGTCCCCCATCTGATTCAATCTCAGTGTTGTACCGTCGCCAACACCTGCGGGGATTTTGATTTCCAATGTTTGATTTCTTCCACTGGGTAATTGCAAATTTGCAATCATATCCTTGCCATGAAATGCTTCTTCTAATGTAATAGAAGTTTGAAGATTGATTGTTCTGTTTTTTGCAGGCTGCTGGCGACCACCAAAACCAAAATGTGCAAAAATATCATCAAACCCAGGCGGAAATCCTCCGCCTGTATGAAAATGGAACCCACCAGGAAAACCCTGAGGTTGTGGATTATCGTATTGAGATTTTTTTCCAGGATCGCTCAGTGTTTCGTATGCTGCCTGAATGTCTTGAAACTTGGCAGTATCGCCACCTCGATCTGGGTGATGTTGAGCCGCCATTTTTCGGTAAGCTCTTTTGATATCTTCTGGTGTGGCGTTTCGATCAACGCCCAATGATGAGTAATAATCTGACATAGTATCGTCCTATAATAGAAAAAGGTATAGTAAAATATACTATACCCTTTGATTATTGTCAAGTTTTTTATTTTTTAGTAGGAACTTCAGTGCCTTCTAATTTTTTATGTACTTTGATAGTTTTGCAGGTTTGTACAGGTTTGCCGTCTTTGCCTTTTACCACAGCACCTTTGGAATCTTTTTTATCTGAGCACACCTTTTTTTCTACGCCACCTGCATAAACTGCGTTATTCCAAGATAGGAATGAAAGACCTGCTATTACACAGGCTCCCCAAAATAATTGTTTTAATGTTTTCATCGTAATTTCCTTTTAGTTAATAAAATTTTATTTCCAAAAAAACAATATAGCTTTTAATTTATCAATGTATTTTTGAAGATACTTGGCTTGTAGGTCTTTGGCATATTGTGGTTGTGGAAAATTCCAGCCCACAAATGCACCTACTGCTATCCAAAATAATGTTTCTAACATATTGTTTCCTTTATATTGCTGGCTGTGAAAATTCTGGAACTACTTTCTTTCCGCCAAATCCTGTTGATACTGTGTTTGCAGTCTCTGGCGCTCCAAATCCTGAACTGCCACCAAAGCCGCTTGTTGCTGGCGCTGTAGTGGTGTTTCCAAAACCACTACTTGCGGAGGGAGTTGTGGTTGAACTAACCCCACTGAATCCTGTGCCTGATACTGGCGCGGGTGGAGTATATGTTGTTCCAGCATTTGATGGTAGGGCGAGACCGCCGTTGTTTGCTCCATTTAATTTCTCCTGAGTTCGGCCATAAGCTGCCAATCCCAATACTGCACCCATGGCAATATGAAATAGCCCTGCACCTTGTAATGTTAACGGTTGCCATTGAACATTCACAGCTCCGTGGCTCATTGATTGTAGCAAACTCCATAGCACGGGAAACCCTACAAAATCCATGGTGCAGACCAGCATGTACATCCAGCCCATGGCTGGTCTCCATTTGCTATTCATCCAATCTTCTTTTTTTTGTTCACTGGCACTCATTGTTTTTTCATCAGACATGGTTTACTCCTTTAATTTTAAAACCATAAAAATAATCCGTTGAGGCTTAGTATTACCCCAATACCCGCTACTGCAAAACTTCCCCAAAACATAGCCATGCTAACTGCAAGAATACTTGCTGATAGTACAACAATGGCTAACTGGTAAGCTGTTGAGGCATAACCAATCCATGGACTAGACTTCTTAGCTTCTTCACGGGCGGTTTCCATCTCTCTTGCTTTAACAGCAATTTCTTTTTTATCAGCATCCATGCGCTCTTTCTCAGCCATGAACTGTGCTTTTAATTTTGGATCAGCAGTTGTCTTGGCCGCAATTTCGTAACTAACACCGCGGCCCGCTTTGGCTTGATATTGCGCCCATGTGTTATTAGCACCAAGTGTGTTGTTTAACACCGTTGAACTTAACTTACCACCATACCATGCGTTAACTGCTAATAACAACGCAAATACAGAAATAACCATACCTGCTTTGTCTTTTAATTTTGCTTCACGCTCGCTACGTGATCCTACTGGTGGCTTAGATGCGTTCAGATCTTTAGGTTGTTTGGTTATTAAATTTAGTACTGAATCTATTAATGACATATTATACTCCTAATACATGTAATGCATGGTTATAGTGTTTGATGCGATCCTCTAATCCAATTGTGCCTCCATTGATAATTTTGGTCATTTTAACAACATCGTCAGCATCAGCCCACTTGTTTAAATTATTTGTTTCCCAGAACCAACAGGCTGATTGTGCAGCACCTTCAAAAGTTGCCAAGTACTCAGAAACTTCTTCTGGAGATATTTCAAGGCTTTCACCAAAATTAGTGTAATTTTGTTTGCCAGTTAGCTGAATTAATCCTCGACCGCAATAACGATACCCATCGCCGCTGGCCTCATCTCCGTTGCCCATACGATTGGCATATACTCGATTGGCAATTTTTTCAGGTTTCATGGCGTAGGCAGCAGCCAATTCATCTGTGGGGAAATATTTAGGAAAAACTTTTCGAAGACTGGCTGCCTTATAATTTAAATTTTCTTTGATGAATTTAAATCCGCCACTCTCATGAGCACACTGCGCCAAAAACGCAGCCGCTCGTTTTGGTGTATTGATATCGTAATCTGGAAGTAGTTGTTCCAATGCTTCATACCAATGATCAATATATGGATTACCTGGCACTATTTCAGATAATTCCGCCTGTGTTAATATGCATGATGACATGTTTGCTCCTTGTAGTGATATTAAAAATTGTTATTTTATGCTGTCAAAAATCTTTTTTTGAGAATTGTACCATTCTATCCAGCTATCAACTTTGATTGCACATTCGTGATAGGTTTGATAATTGATTGATACAGTTTTAGTGAGATCAACAATGCTGACTTTTTCACCGTCTATGGTCTTTAGACTGGCACATTTTTCTTGCAAAATGTCTGGAGAATCAGGAAATTTGGCAGTTACTGGCACTGTGGTTGAACAACCTGAAATTAGTAATGAAAAAATTGCAATAAGAAAAAAGGAGGATGACTTCATTTTTTTCCTTCAATGGGTTGATTTAATGCCGAAGCATTATGTGCGTCGATAATAATTTGGGGTATGGGACAATTTTCTACGAATTTGATAACTTCTTGGTCTTTAGCAACTTCACGATCCACATATTTGATCACATCCTGACCACGTTCACGAACTAGCTCCAATTGTTTAACAACTTTGGTTATAATTTTTACATTGGTTTTTTCGGACTGTGCTTCAGCTTCTGCTACTTTGACCTGCATCTCTGCAACTCGTGCTTCCCATGCTGCTTGATTGCTTATGGCACCTTCAAACCATACCCCTGTCATGATCAATAATATTGAAATAACTTTTACTGGAAGATCATATGTTTTGATAACTGGAATAAATTTTAGTACGACACTGGACAACAGTCCCAACACACCAACAATTAACAAAACATGAAATACCCAATTTGGTAAAAACTCTAACAATAACATATCACCACCTATCTTTTTCTATAACCACAGCCTTGGAGCCGTTTCTAATTAAAAATTTGTTGCCAATTTTATTAATATCATAATTGCCAATGTACTTGTTTAAAAATGCAGTTTGTGACATACTGCTTTCATCCAAATTCAAAGCACCTGGTAGAGTGTTTTTAACATCTTCGTAGTCGCCAATTGACACAAATTTGGCAGTAACATCACCGCTATAGGGTTTGCTGAAAGTCATGGTGTTATCAGATTCTAATGCAACTTCTACTACACCTTGATCAAAAAATTCTTGAACATCTAAATTTTTGATTTCTGTGATTTTTTGATCATAGTCTTCAGGGGACATTGGAATGTTTTCCATAATTGATTGTTCATCAAACGCCACACTGGTTTTGGCTTTTTGATATCTAAAACGCCAATCGTAAGTGTCTGTTAGTTGACTGATACCGGCTAATAGATGTCTTAGATTTTTGGGAAGATTTTGATCACGTTCTAATTCTACAAATACCTGATATTGTCCATTTGGTTCTTCACCAGTGCTCATATCAGCATCTAACACATATGGATATCCACGTTCAATAAAC